GTCTGGGCCTTCTCGGTGAAGATGATCGGGCGCCCATAGATGCTGTTCGGCGGGCCGCCTGCCACGTTGCTCACCCAGACGGGTCCACCACCCGTGCCGACTGCCTGCGAGAGGGAGGCCAGCTGCGGGAAGGTGTCGTTGTGTGCGAGCCATACGCTATTGCCCAGCGAAGACGGGAGCATCCGCGAGTACATCTTGTCGAGGTTCTCCTTGACGATGGTCGTGGCTGCTTGGCCTGTCTCCTTCGTGACACTGATCAGGCAATCGCTGTTGAGGATGCCCTGCGGCTGGCCTGCGCCAGTGCCATTGATGAAGGCCACGTCCTCGAAGTATGCGATGGCTTGTCCGAAAAGCCTGGTCAAGAGCGTCTCGATCGCGATGGCGCTGTCCTGAACCAGTTCATTGCTGATGACGGTGTAGCCGGTCAGCTTCTTGGCATCGAGCACGACCTGCCCGAATGCCGGCTGATTGGTGGAGCTGGAAACATCCTCAGCCTCTGAACCCCAGGAGGCGGACACGCCGCCGAACAGGTTGCTCGCGTGGCTGGTGTCTCTGATGGATGGGATGCGCAGCGTGTTCGACGCCATCGGCATCGTGAATGCTCGAGGTCGGATCACGCTCTGTTCGATCGGGATCTGCATCAGATCAGGGCGGAACTCTTCGGGGACGAGGAATCCACCGGTGTCGCCAAAGTTCTCACCGAGGTTCCTGGTGTGCATCAATCGCGAGTCGATCCCGAAGCCGTTGCCAGCCTCGAAGACCTTCTGGAAGAACTCACCGCGCGTCTTCCACTTGCCATCCTCAGATGCACCGACTGCGTCGGCGTTGTGCTCGGCCACCGGAAGGCGCTTGGCACCGCTCCGGCTCAATACATCGCCCACCGCCCGCTGGACAGCTTCACCAGTCTTCTTCTCGATCGCATCGTTGAGGATGTCCTCAAGTTCGGCCTGGGTCTCGGGCATTGCATTCTTCATGTCAGTCACTCTCCTCATCTAATGCCGCTTCCGCAGCAGCTACCGCCACCGCGTAAGGGTCAAATTGCTCGACCGCGTCGCTATCGGCTCGGCCCTCTGGCGCATCACCATCGCCATAGTCGTCCTCATCAGCTGCATCGTCGTCAGCGGTCGGCTCGGCATCATCTACGGCAACGGCAGAACCATCCCGCTCGGTCAGCTGTTCAACTACTCGGACGATGGCGTCGATCATCTCGGCATGGGTCATATCAGCGCCGGCCACCTCTGGTTCATCGAGGCGCTCTTGCGCGATCTCCGCAAGTACTGGATGGAGGTTGGGCGTTTTGACCATCCGCTGAAGCGCGTCGGGATTGCTCGGCACCGTGACCGCTGAAACCTCGAGCAACTCCTGGCCCTTGAACTCCATGCCCCGCATGCCGAACGCATCGTCCTTGTTCAGTGGGATCGCTTTGTCCATGTCAGGAATAAACCCAACCGAGAACGCGAGTGCCTTCTCCTTCGCCAGTTCAAAGGCCCAGTCAGCCTCCTCATTGCCCTTCCCCACGAAGAAGCGAGCCACGCCCTTCATCGTCGTGCCGTCCACTTCCATCTTCTCCCAGACTCCGATCTGCGACCGGAGGCTGTGATAGTCATGGCTCGCGAGGAGGACGGGATGCTGGTTGAAGTTGTCCAGGCGCCATCCCTCGGCACGGATCACGTCGCCATCTCTGTCGAGCTTCTCCGATGAAACGATGGCGCTGACGCGGCCATTGGCCTCGTCCAGAATCTTCATCTCGTCCGCGCGGTAGACCTTTGTCCTAAGCATCTGCACGCTCCTCGAGGCGCAACTTCCAACAAAAAAAGACCCGACTGCACAACCTCCGGTCGGGTTGCAAGTCGGGCCACGTTGGGCCTCACGGATCGGCGTTGGTTCGCGAGGAACGCTATCGCCTACGAGATTATAGGCACTCGCGGTAAGCGGTTGTCAATCCTGCGCTGGTGGTCGTCCTCTACGTGGCTGGCGCAGGATGCCGAGCTTCGAGCCGAATCTTGACCACTCGCCCACCGTGACCTTCCCATCGGCTAGCATCTCGATGCCATAGGCGACAGCCTCACGGCGCTCCTCCGCAGTATCCACCGATGCCAGGATGCGTTGCCCCAGCACCACCAGTTGCTTCGTATCACCAGGCAGAAACTTCAGCAGCCAGTTCATCACTCGACCTCCCATTCATGCTTGCACCTGCGGCACCGCATATGCGTGCCGAGAGCTACGTTCTCACCAGACTTGCGATCACAATTGGGACATCGAACAGAGGTCTGGATCAGTGGACCTTCCCTCGATGTTCCTTCTTCGTCGATTGGTGCGTCTCGATAGATCACCGTGCATCGGCAGTTTGGGTGCTGAGGTATCGTCTCGTCACCAGAGATGAATGCCTCATCGATCGGAATCCAGTCTTGCGCAGCGTTCAGTTCGCAGAGCGATGAGACTCCATCGTCACCCTGCGACACCCACCGCTTCTGCGATCGGCCCTGGCTCTTAGCTGCTGTCTTCTGGCCTTGGCCAAGTGCCTTCGCCGTCTCGGTCCGCGCGATCGTCCTCGCACGTTCTGGACTGAATGCGAAGTCGGTTCGAAGCTGGCGCTGAAGCGTGTTCAGCGATTCGCCCTGCTTGATCGTCTCAGCCACCAAGGTGTTTACGCGGTTCTGCGCTAATCGAGCAAGGTTCCTCGGTCCATCAGTACGCAGCAGCTGGATCGCTTCGTCCTCTGCATAGAGGCCGGCTTCACGTTGAACTTGCGGCAGGGGCATGGTAGGGATCTCAGCGGTCAGGACACGCGTGAAGGCTTCGGTTAATTCATCGATGACTTCGTCGCTATGCTTCGCCCACCAGTCCCAATCGAACCCATCGGCGATGCCAGGGGTCAACTTGATCTGCGGCGTGGCGCCTTTGTCTTCTCGCTCGAGGTAGGCGATCAGCGCCCGCAGCTCTGTCGTCAGGCGCCGCTTCCATCCCCGCTCCATGCGGTTGACCTCGCGATTGGCTTCGTCTGGATAATCAGGATTTGGCTCGGCCTTCCTCGGCCTGCGTCGAGGGCGCGTGGGTCCATAGCCTTCAGCAAAGCCGAACTCATCAACGAAGCTCGCATCCCACATGGCCGGAGCACTGGCGCCGAGTAGCGAGAATGGTTCTGATGGAGTGAAGAGTTCATCGCCCTCTGGGCCGTCCCAATCGTCCTCACCGAATCGCCGGCGGGCCTCATTGAGCGTCAGGATCTTCTTCTCGTAGCCCAACGTGCCTTCGTTGATTAGCTCCATGCGGTTGTCCGGCACAGGATCGATGAAATCGAATTGAAGGCTGTCGCCGTCCGGGTAGAGCTTCAAGAACTTCTCGTTCAGTGCGCTGCGTATGCGCATCAGCCGTGGCCGGATGAGCCACCTGGCATACATCACCTCGGCAGCCTCGGCGTTCGCCCGGTTCACGCTCTCAGTGATTCCCATGATCGGCAGCGGCATCCCGAAGGCACCAAGGATCTGGTCGCGCTCGAACCGCCGCAGCTGCTCGAACTGCATGTCACGCTGGGTCAGCTTGCGGTCCTTCCAGGTGCCGCGCTCGAGGATGGCGACGCGGTGCGCGTTGGCGACGCCCTGGTGCTGCCAGCGCCATCGGTCCGCGAGCCGTTGAAAGTCGGCGTCTGGAAGGCTATTGGGGAACTCGATGATGCCACCTGGCTCGGCAGAGTTGCGGAAGAAGTTCTGCATCCACTCAGCAGCCATGCGCTCGGCGCCCAGATCGACCATCATGGACTGGACGACACCGATGCCCCGATATGCATCCAGCGGATTCGGGTTCCGCGTGAAGATCACATCATCCTTGTCGAGCATCATCCCAGTCGTGCCAAGTCGATACTCGTAACCAGCGATAAACTCGGTCGGGTGCGGGATCGGGCGCATCCGGTCAGGACGCACCACCTGAATTTCCACCGGCACGCCGGCGCCATTGCGGACGAGCACCCACCACATCTCGCCCACCAGTTCCATGTGCTGCTGGCTCGTCTCGAGGAAGTCGGCTCGGGTGACGAATGGGTTCGCCGATCGCCATAGGTCGAGCGCCGGATGGGCATCGATCTCATCGCGCTCGCCACCCTGCACGCGGTAGAGCTTCCACTCCTGAGCTGCGATCGATTGCGCGATCCGGTTCACCACCGCGAACAGCCAGCCCACCGAGGACATCGCATTCAACTGCGATAGCTGGCTCGCCGGCTGGAGCGCACCGCCTTGGCCTGCGAAGCTCGCCGTCAGGCCGGTCGGCAGGCGCTCGGTGTTGATCTTCCCGAATGCTGTATCAACGAACCTCGATAGCAATGACATGGTCTACCTCGTCCTCAGGATTTGCGCAGTCACGACGAGGCTCACCGCTATCACCAACAAGCCAGCACTCACCATTCCGATCGCATGCACCAGCGTCCCGGCTATGCCAGCCAGGCCGACCGTCTCGATCGCTATCACGTACCGCTCACGCATCAAAAGAATCTCACGTTCGGCGCGCCCTGGTTGGACAGATCGCTCAACGCATAGACAGCTGCATCCACCAGGTCATCGTGCTCGTTCGCTACTGGGAAGCTGCACATCTGATCCTCGGCATCCTCGAAGATGCCCACATGGTGGACCCGTCCTTGCTCATAGAGGGCCGCGATCGGCTCCGCTCTCAGTGTCTTGCCTCGAGATGCGCGGATCGCTTCCACATTCACGCTGCGCCCCAAGCCCTCGCAGACACGGTTCAGCGTATCGATCACCATGTCGCCGCCGTTGTTGACCTCTGCGACGATCTTGTCAGCCTGCCATCGGTCATATGCCTCAAGCGCCTTCATGGCCCATTGCTGGGGCGGTAGCCGGTAGCCATCAACACTGAGCACGTAATAGT